TGCTCATTAAAAGGAGACTCGTTTGGACCTAATCGTTACGAAACAGACCACCCGCGGTCATTACCGTGAGCGGTTTGACACTGCGTTAAGCAACAATGTTCCTGTTATCAGCTCTACTGTAACTAAGTTCCAGTGGAAAGATACCAGGACTGGTGGTCAAAATCCTTTTCATAAGAAGGAAATTGCTACCGGTTCGAATGCGACGACAACTATGTCGGCGTATAAGAACACTGTTGATTTTACGCATGGTCATCTGTGTTCGATTGTTAGACGTAAGTCTGACAATTCTTACACTCAGTATCGTCGATTACGTGGTTATTTCGGGCAAGGACCTTCGTCCGAGCTCTTTATATCCACGAGTCCTAACTTCTCTTCTGCGGAGAACAAGGCTATCGCGAAGTTTATTCGCCGATGTTACGAAGCTCAACGCTCAGTTCAACTGGGTGTAAGCTTCGGTGAGATCGGTGATACTCTTCGAATGATGTCTCGAGCGAGACAGGCTTTCCGTAATGGTCTTGTCGGATTCTTTGACACCCTCTTAGAAAGAGGGCGTAAAGTCCGAAAAGATCGCGGAAAGCGCTCTAGGAAGGACCTTAAAAAGGTCGTCTCCGACACCTATTTGGAATATGCTTTCGGCTGGCGTCAACTAGTTAATGACGTAGCTGATGCACACCGCGGTCTTAAATCTGCTGGGGAGAGACCTCCCTGGCAGAATGTAACCGCATCTGGCTTTGTTGATTCGGTAACGAATACCTCTTTCCAAGAGACATTCGGTCCGTTCACCATAACGAACGGCTTCTCTTCGAGTAGCTGGACGTTTGTCAGATATATGGGTGCCGTTGGTACTAGATCTATTGATTGGATTGACTCTCCAGTTCTTCAAGAAATGGGGATTCAATTAAGGGATTTCGTCCCTACGATCTATAATCTTATACCATACTCGTTTGTTGTCGACTGGTTCACCAATCTTGGCGATATCATCGACGCTTACTCTCTCCATAATTCTGTATCTCTTAGATGGGGTTGTCGTACCCGACGTGCTGGTAGAACTGATATTTATACCAATTCTGCCTCACTCGCTACTTACAACCAATCTTCAGAGTATGCAGTTGAGAGGACATCAATTCCTTGTACAGCGCGTCAAGAAGGTATACGAGTCGAGAGGACACCATTTGATGTAATGCCTATACCGAGTTTTGAGTTCAGTATTCCTGGACTCTCATCGAGTCAGACATACATCAATATGGCCGCTCTTCTTTCATCTAAAACCTTTACTTGGCGTAAAATCCTTTAACACTACTGAGGTGAAACCTCCATGTCGATGTCTCCGACCTCACCTGTAACTGGTGGGGCTCAAACCGGGCTAACTAGCCCTACGTACACCTTCGCGGTCGATACTTCGCCTGTTCCTAACGGAAAGGCGATTGTAGTGACCTCGTTGGGCGGGACTCAGACTGGTGTTGACGTTTCGTCAGCTTCCAGGCCGTTTTCCGCATTGATGACACGTCCGGTTAATATCCGGCAATTGCCACCGGTGAACCCGGTGACTAACGTGTTACCCAACGTGCCGAAGAACACGTACTCGATCGTTGCTCGCAAAGGGGTTACACCCCTTACCGGTCAGGCTGCTCAGATGGCCATCGCGCGATTTTCGCTCGATGTTCCAGCTGGCGCAGATCTGGCGGATGCGGTTAACGTTCGTGCGCTCTGTTCGTTCATTATCGGTCTCATTAATCAGATGAGCGCCGGTATTGGCGACACTGCCGTCAGTGGCAGTCTCGGTTAGCCTGCTTTTTCGTCTCGCGACGAAGAAGTTGGTTATGACCTTGAGGGTTTCCGTACCCTCTTGGTATAGAGGAGCCCTGAGCCTCGTATTAAACCGTAAATAGCACACGCTATTATGGCGTGTTCACTTACAAGCTAACTTGAGGTGCTACATGATCAAGGCTACTATCTTTTACACTGGCTATGAATCTGACTGCTTTACGTGCGAACTTAACTTAGAACACTGGAATTCCCTAGGTTTTTATCTAGAGAATCTGGCTTCTCAGTTTGGTAAGCACTCGCATCAGATTACGGTCAGGGTAGAAGATCAGGACGTGTCCTTTTATCTGTTCGGACCCGCTTCGGGAAAAAGATGGAATTATAAGAATAGCTTCGCTATCTTTAATTGCATCTTTGCTCTTAGCGGTTCGGAGAAGGTCTTACTTAGATCTTCTTCTAGTTCGACAGGTTCGGCAGAGAAGGAGTAGTTATGGGCCTAAACCCGGCTGCTCTTTATCAAGCCGTTCTTCGTGATGTTGGTCATTTCCTACCAGATGGAAGTCCATCTGCGGATTGGCCACCAGATTCCTCTGTAGAGACTGTTTTCTCTGTGAAGCTTCTTAATTCCCTCTTGAAGAAGTGGGAGGTTAAGGGTGCTTTTGCGGATGAACGGGCTCTACTTAAATTTCTTACAGCGGATAACCGTTGCGAGAAATGGGAATTGCGCTTGAGCAGTACTGTCGATGAAATGCTTTGGATGAATCTAAAGCAAGAGATCGACAATTTCTTCTACAAGCGTGGAGAACTCCTATTTTCGTCTTACTTTGATTTTTGGAGTAAGGCGGTAATGGGTCCTGGTAGTGCGGTCGGTAGTAGAGGGCAGTCGCTTTACGCGAAGCTCTTTGCTTCCGAATTGCACACAACCAACGAAGAGTTGTACCATAGTTACAGCTCATGGGTAAAATGGTACCCGGAATGGAACTCAGGTGAAATCCTGAGAACAATCCATTACGGGGCTCCATTACTCGTGAACGGTAGTCGTATGACCTTTGTCCCAAAAACGTCTGATGTTTCACGATTGATATGCGTTGAGCCCTCGCTGAACATCTATGCTCAGCAGGGGCTTGCTGCTATCTTAAATAGTAGGCTTTTCGAGCTGTATCGTCATGATCCAGCTCGTCAACCTGACTATAATCGTGAGTTCGCCTGGATGATGAGCTTAGGGGGAGAGTTTTGTACTCTTGACCTCGAAAGTGCATCAGATTCTATGTCAGTATTCTTTCTTATGGACGTCTTACCTCCTTATGTCTTTCAGACATTAATGGAGCTGAGGAGCCCCAATGTATTGATTCCTGGCATAGGTTGGCGACAGCTTAGTATGATTAGTACGATGGGCAATGGTTTTACCTTTGCTCTTCAAACTATCATATTTAGTTGCATCGTTCGAGCGGCGTACCGAGTTTATAACGTAGAAATACGCGATAATACCCGATACGGTCCAGGCAATTGGGGTGTCTTTGGTGACGATATCGTCATTGAGAGACGCGCAGTTCGAGGAGTCTTAAGACTCCTTGAACTTTCCAATTTCCTGGTTAACCACTCGAAGTCCTTCTATGAAGGACCGTTCGGCGAATCTTGCGGTTGTGACTTCTTCAGAGGTCACAATGTTAGGGGAGTGTATATAAAATCACTCTCCTCGCAGCAAGATATAACCGTCGCCATCAACCTCCTAAACGAATGGTCTGCTCGTTCTGGAATCTACCTTCCTGAATCAATACGGTTATTATTCGGATCACTTCGTGATCCTTATTTTGTTCCGTATCAGGAAAATATGGATTCCGGGATTCGCGTTCCACTCGAATTCTTCGATTCTGAGTCCCCAGCCCGCGGGAAGTACGCCTATCGGCGTTACGAACCTCGGCGAAAGGTTGTCAGGATCCTGGATGGGATTACCAAAGTCCCAAGAGGTTGTAAGAAGCTGATCTATAATCCTTATGGATTAATGATTAGCTTTCTACGTGGCGAGTTGCGCAATGGTACAATCGCGGTCAGGCATGACCGTAGTATGTACCGGACAAAGCTGGCATGTGTCCCATGGTGGGATTATATGCCTGTCGAACTCGTACAATTTGGCTCTTGTACGAGTTGGCGGCGG